TTACATTAGAATACCAATCAGTTAATCTGATAGTAGATGATAAATTAAGCTCAACCAAGAAAGCTGTTTTGGTTGCTTCTGAAGATACTTGTGTTTGTAAAGCAGACGATAAACTTCTAGGCATTAGGTTATAACCTCTCTAACATCAAATGAAATATTATAAAGCCCACTTGCATTTGTTGAATACATTATTTCGTTACTTTCTAAATATACTTTAAAATTGGGTTTATTTACAATTACTTCTTCATTATCTGCTAGAGATGCTACTAAATTAGGTTCTATTGTAAGAGTTAATGTTCCATCTGCTTCTGCATCTATATTATCTGTAACCATGTAGACTTTACTATGATTATCAAATCTGACTAAATCTCCAGCTTTTAAAGCGTTTTGTTGACTTGCTGTAAAGCCATCTAAATTAATAGAGGCATCACCTGCAATATGTGATCCTACTACCTGTATATCTGTTTCTGCTTTAGCAGCACCTAAATTATCTAATGGTGCGCCTATAGTAAAATCTCCAAAAGAACCTTTTTGTTTTTGTAAAAATGCAAATACCTCTTGAGCTTTATCTTGCTGTAGAGGTGGCATTTGTACTGTAAAAGAAAAATATTGACTACCTATTTGTCTGACTTGTCTTCTACCTGATAAAGTCTGATTCAATAAAGTAGGTCTATTATTTTTAAAATTTAAACTTCTAAAATTTGGGTTAGTTGTAAATTCAGGTATATCAGCCATTACACTATTCCCATTTTGCCTTGATTGTTCATGGCATTGTTTATGATTGATGTTATCAATCCTTTTCTTGATGCTAATAACTGGTCAAATCCAGCAGCATCTACTGTTGATATATTAAAGTTGACTGTAGCTCCCATGCCTTGACCTTTTGTATGGTCGATAACAGTTTCATTGGGATGTAATATTGCAGGGAATCCACCCTTGCCATCTACACCGCCTGCTCTTGATCCAAGCCCTGTAAAACCACCACCATCACCTGAAGGTATTGTTGTAGGTATGCTTAAACCTGATGTATCTATTTTGGGTTTAAAAAAACTACCAAATGATGCAAACATTTTATCTATAACTAATTTTTGTACTGCAATTCTTATTAATTCTGTAACAACAGAAGTAGCAAAATCTTTAAATGATGCTTTACCTGTTTTCAAGAAATCCATGGTTAATTGAGTAAGACCATCATAAGATTTTTTAAATACACCCTGCATTTCTTCTTGCATGGTTTTTATACTGGTAAAGAAATCTTTATATCCTTTTTCAGCATCCATTAAGAATTGTTCTAGTGCTGTTAATGGTGTAAACCCTGTTCCACCTTCATCGCCTTTTGCATTAGGATCTCTGCCAAGTAATAAATCCATAAAAGAAGGTATTTTTATTTTTTTAAAAACTGCATTAGTTCTCTTTTCTATTTTTTTACCTAAAGCAGCTATTTCTGCATCAAGCTCTTTGTCTTTTTCTTTGAAACTAATCATTTTTTGCAGTTCTTTAAATTTAATTTTGAATCTGTCAATCATATTTGGCAGCATTCTTTTAAAGACTTCTTGAAAAACTGTGCCTATTTCATTTCTAAATATATAAGCAGCAGAGAGTACAGCAGCAAAACCGCTTATTAAAGCAATAACTGGATTTGCTCTCATTGTTGCATTTAGTGCAACAAAACCTAATCTCAATTTATTTACAGCTAAAAGCGTACCAGCCAAAACTGGAATTAATATAAAGTCCAAGTTTTCTGCAAATTTATTTACTACAGAAGCAAAAGTTGAAAAACCTCCAGTAGCTTTTTGCACATCACCAACAATAAATTGAAAGTTATTTCTTAAAGCTACACCAGCCTGACCTAGTGTCATGGGCATCTCTTTAATTTGCTCATTAGTTTCTTTCATGCCAGCAATAAGAATTGGCATTACAACTTCGGCTGTTAATTTTCCAGCATGACCAAACTCTCTAAGCTCACCAATAGTTTTACCCAAACCTTCGGCTAACATCTTGGTAAGAATTGTGTTGTTTTCCATTACTGACCTAAGCTCATCACCTCTTAAAGCACCTGAGGCTAAACCCTGTGCTAACTGTCTAGCAGAGTTATTTGCCTCTTGAGCATGAGAACCAGCAATAATAAAGGTATTTGCCACTGTTTGCGTAGCATCAGCAACATCTTTTTGCGTTGCACCTAAATGATCTGTGGCTAGTGCAAGTCTAGTATATAACATAGCAACTGCATCAAAATCTGATCTTGAATCAGATGCAATTCTTCTCATGTGATCCATAGCTATTGCAGTTTTTTCAGCACTACCAGTTAAGGCGTTCATTCTATTTTCAACGCCTATCATGACGTTAGCAGCATTAACTATTTCTCTAACACTAAAAGCAGCAACAATAGTATTTCTCAGACTTGCTAAAGCCTGATTCGTACTATTAATGTTTTTCTTAAAACTATTAACCGCTTTAGCAGATTTATCATTTCCAATAAAATTAAAATGAATATCTGACTTAGTTAGAGCTGCCATTCTTTTCTTCCTTTATTTCAAGATAAGCTAACCATCCTTGAAACTCCTCAACTGTCATTTCTTCAATTTCAGCTAAAGTTTTGTTTAGTTTTTCAGCTAGTGCATATTTTATGTATAGCTGCTTATCTTCTATTACTTTTTTTTAACTTCTTCCTGCGAAACATTGTTCATCATTTCGCTAGAAACTCTTATTAATACATCTCTATCAACCCTCTCCAATAAGGTTTTCTTATCAGCGATAGTAAATAACTTTTCTCCAGCTTCATCTAATGCTTTATAAATTAAAACATAAGCTAAAAGCTGTACGTCATCATCTTGAGCTAGTTTCATAAATTTAGAAGTCTCTGAAAGAGTTATTGGTTTGCAATAAATCTTTAAAGGACTATCTTCATCCTCACCCCATTCAGGGACTTCTATAATTCTAGTTTCTAGGCTATCAAAATGCTTCTTTGCGTTATCTATAACTGACATTTTCTTATACTGTAGTTTGTGTTAATGCACCAGTTCCTTGAACTGAAACACTAGCTTCAACTAGACCATCAAATGATCCACTTCTTGTTACACCAGTAACAATAGCTGAACCTGTATAATAAGTATCACCTGCAGTATCTCCTTCAGGATAAACATTTAGTGTTACTTCTGACCCAATGCTTAAAGCACCTTGTCCATCAGTATCAGTCTCATCCCAAAATACATCTAAACTTCCTGAGAAAGAAGTCAATGATGGTTTATACGTTCTAGCAGAATCACCCATTGAAGTATCTTCTAAAGTATCAGCAGATTCTTCAATAGAATAAGACCTAATTTCAGCTACAGCATTAGAACCGACTTTTACAGTTCCTTCACTTCCTTTATGTGTTGCCATTTTCTACCTCGTCTTTCGACTTTTTCTTAGAAGAAGATTTAATTTTATCTTGCGAATGGACTGCTTCCTCTTTCCAACCCATATTCAATAAAGACTCAACCTTAGAAGGATGAGCATCTATAGAAACCTTGCCATTTGGACTAATCATTTTCATAATTTGCCTCCTGTTAAACCGCTACATCAGGATTAGTTTCCTGCACATAGTAGTTAGTTAAAAATGTGAGAGATACATAACCCAGTGGTTTTTCTCCCTCTCCGTTAAATTCTATTTCAGTTGATTCTAAATAACAGTCTTTAGCTAATCCATCTAAAGTTCTATCTGCTGCTATTGCTTCTTCAACCTCTTTGCTTATTGTATCAATAGTATCATCAAAGTCACTACTAGCTTTTGCATATCCTTCTACCACTACTGATAATTCTCTACTCATAACTCTATCAGTACCTATAACTATTGGCTCAGATGCTTCTGATTTAGTATAGATAACTAATGCTGGTACTGTTTCTAATGGATAAACTCTTGATTCATAAACTCTTGAACCAGTTGTAGTTAACCCAGTTAAAGTTGTACCAAACTTTTCTCTTATTTGCTGTCTAACATGATTTGCCATTACACTTCCTCTAACATTAATGCACTAAAACCAGTTCTATCTGCTTGTATATTAACAACAGTATAGTTTTGTGCTGCTTTGAGTATATTACCATTTGTATCTTTTATTGCAGATACATCCAATCTATTGCCAAATGCAATATTAGGAATATCTACAGTTCTGCAATAGG